ACCGCCACCGTTTCGCATGAACCCGCCATTACCGTTAGTGTTCGATGCTGCTGGTGCGCCAGCTCCTCCTGCGCCACCCCATAGCGTACCCGCTGTTCCAGCAGTGATGTCTGCACCGTTGCCTCCATCTCCAGCATCTCCAGCACCACCGCCTCCACCTCCTCCTCCTGTAGAACCACTACCTCCTGTGCCTCCACTGAACTTTGTGTCTCCGATACCTGATGAAGCCTGACCTCCCGCAGCACCTGTAGCGACGTTTGAGGCAACGCTTGTTCCGACCTTTGCGAGTACACCCTCACTGGTACTTGTTGGAGCTACACCCGTATTGCTGAACCAAGCATCCTGGCCGCTTGCAAGATTGACGGTGTAAGGAGTTCCTGGTGTAACAGCAATAGTGTTCGTCTTTGAGTACCCGCCGCCGCCACCACCGCCACCGACTCCGTTAGATGTGCGAGTGCCACCCGCTCCTCCTGGCGCAAACGCCTCTGCCGTCACTGAAGTCACCCCTGCTGGTGGAGTGAAAGTTCCAGATGCGTAGAAGAAGGTCTGTGCCATAGGTGTTTATGCGACAGCGATGCACTTCCACGTCGAGCCGCTGAACTCGAAGCCGACGCGGAGCATAGTGCTGATTACCGTTGTTGTTGGAAGAGCGACTGTCGTAGCTGCAAACGAGGCACCCCAAGTGATGCCGCGTGCAGTACCGTCGTCAGTGAATCGGAACTCAAGAAGGTCTCCATCTACAGGCGTTCCTGAGAGGTTGGTAGACATCGAGGTGATGGCGGTTCCGAGACCCGTAAAGTTCATGATGTCCACGTTGTCCGTGTTCGTTGTAGGAGTCGCTCCAGGCGCGTTCGTTGTCGTGAGACGGCGTGTGATGCGCTTTGCGGTGAGCGTAGAGGTCGAACCGAGCGTCGGTACGCTTGCTGCGTTGGTTCCTACGGTGGTGATGCGAAGCTCGCCTGTAGAGACCGTCAGGATGCCTGAAGAGTGGGTGATGACCGCGTTACCGTTTGCGAACCCAATGAGCGCTCCAGAGGCCAGGAAGAGGTCCGAGAAGGCTGTTGCAGCCGCTCCGAGTGCGCCGCTATCGTTCGCAGTAGCGAGAACAGCAGGCGTGGTGATATTCGTGATGAAAGTAGGAGCAGTCTGCATCGCTACTACGGTGCCGGTGCCGGTGAGCGTGTACTCACCTACGACTCCAGCGTTGTTGTAGAGAATGCGAGTGGTTGTGCCTGATACCACCGTCGTAGTGCCAATGGTGATGGAGTTCGGTCCAGCAGTACCTGTTGCGCCCGTAGCGCCAGTGGCTCCGGTTGCTCCTGTAGCTCCCGTTGCGCCGGTGGGACCAGTGGGACCTGTCCCTCCTGTTGCACCCGTGGCTCCGGTTGCACCAGTTGAACCAGTAGCGCCTCCTGTGGGTCCAGGAGCGCCCGTAGGCCCAGTCGGTCCTGTGGGTCCAGTCGGACCTTCAGGGCCTGTTGGTCCTTCCGCGCCCGTTGCACCTGTGGCACCAGTCGGTCCGGTAGGACCTTCTGCTCCGGTCGGACCAGTTGCGCCGGTCGCTCCCGTGGTGCCTGAGCCGTCTACAAGGAGACGACCAGTTGCTGGGTCCACCTCAAAGGGAAGCACCAGCGCGGAGTTCGCGCTGGATACACCGCCTGCTGCGGGAACATCGTTATCGTCTCGTGGAAGGATTCCGCTCATAATTAATCTGCGATTAGGACCCCGCCTGTGACGGGATTTACATAAATTGGTAGTACGCCTGGACCGCTCGCGTTCTGTGCGAGGCGAACCGGAACGCTATTGGCATCACGATTCGCAACCGTGTCTGGAGCGAAGCTGATGGTTGAAACGTAGTCCACCATCATTCCTCCGTTCAGCACATTGATGCGAATAGGAACGGGAGTGATTCCATCCACGCAGGAGATACCCATCCATGCGGGGACACTGTTGTCGTCTCGTGGTGATGCCATAGTTATTTGGTACGAACGAAGAGAACGTCCTGATTCGTGGCTGCTTCTGCCAGTCGCGCCCACTTTTCCTTCCATGGAGAGAAGTGCATCGTGGACATGAGGAGCAGTGCCTCCTTGAAGTCAGGGTTTGCTTTGATAGCTCCGAGGCACGCCTGTCGAGCCAGGTCACCCCGATTGCTGAACCAGTAGCACTTAGCGATGGTGAGGCAGGCTTCTCCAATCTCTGGGGTCCACTTGCCTACCTTCAGGAACTGTTCAAGCCACTGAATGGACTCGTCGTACCGCTTCTTCTCGTAGAACTCGCGTCCGAGGTAAAACATCGTGCGCGGCGTGCGCTCGCTGTTCCACAGGATGCGGAGATTGCGGTCTGGGTCCTTGTAGTGGTTCTTGCTGTAGCCAATCTCACGCTCAATCTCTGCCTTGAATGACGCTGCGGGAAGGAGGCACTCATGCACCTTGCCCTTCCAACGAACGCCCTCATCCCGCTTGAAGAGAACCTCGCGCCAGTGAACGTGTGACCCTCCTGAGAGGCTCTTCACGAGCGCTGTCTTGTGTCCTGCTGCCTCTGCCTTCTCTGCTTCCTCGCGCACCTTCTCCATAGAGGAGAGGAGCTTGTGGTCAGCGTCGATTGAGTAGCACCAGTCGCCAGTCGCCATCTCGATTGCGTGATTGCGAGCGGCTGCGAAGTCATCAATCCAGGGGAATGAGAAGATGCGGTCGGTGTAACGCATCGCAATCTCCACCGTGCGGTCAGTCGAACCAGTGTCTACTACCACGATTTCATCCGCGTCCTTAACGCTCTCAAGCGCGTCAGCGACTATCTCTTCTTCGTTCTTTACGATGAGGAGTGCGGAGATTTTCATGTTAGGCAGCTACTACGGATGCTCCTGAAGAGAGCGGGAACCAGTTGCAGTAGTACGTCAGGGTTCCAGCGGTCACGGTGTTTGTTCCGATGGTCTGGATGACGTTCGTACCACTGAGAACCTGAAGCTCAGGGAGCAGCTCTACGGTCGCTGGGGTTGCATCAATCCAGATTTCTCCGACATCGAGTGCGGTTGCAGCGGTCTGAGCAAGCAGGGCGGCGGTGTTGCCTGCGATGCCTGCCTCAAGCGTTCCTGAGCCGGTAAGGTCGGTGCCAGAGGCGATAGCGAAGAGACGAACCGCAACGACACCAGTGACGGTGAACAGCGTGGTCGGTCCTACTGCGCCAGTCGTTCCAGCAACGTAGGTGATTGCCTTCGTAGCCTGAAGGCCAAGGCCGGTAATCGGCACGCTATTCGCGTCACGATTGAATGCTGATTCAATGGGTGCCATATCGTTTTAGGTTGCGGGTAAGTGTTTCTTCACGGCTCACCAGTCGGGCTTCGCGTGCGTCGAGTTCTGCATCACGAGCGTCCTGATTCTTCGTGCGGTTGTCTGCGTCAGTCTCACGGTCCTTGATTCCAGCTTCACGGGAATCCAGACTCTTTTCGCGCTCACTGAGAGCGGCGAGTTTCTTCTCTTCGTAGATGTCGGCAAGCTCCCTGGTGCTGCGAGCTAGCTCTGCTTCGGTCTTCGCTTCACGGAGGAGTTCGCTGGTGCGGTCCTTCTCATCCTTGATACGAGACTCTTCTACGTCTAGGTCTGCTTCGCGCTTCTTAACGGCGCTCTCTCGCGTACCGAGAGCTGCGTTGTCAGCGATGACTTTCTCTTCAGCCTGTGCGACTGCTTCCTTGCGGATAGCGAGAACGTCCCACTCAAAATCGAGCGGTTCGCGGAGGGTCTCTAGTTCCCCTCGTGCTACCTGAATGTCAGCGCGGAGTTCATCCAGTACGACGGTCTCGGAAGCGATAGCCTGGTACGTGGCTGCTACTGTCCCTTCCCGATACTTTGTCTGAATGCGCTCCTCCTCGGCAGAGGTACGGCGAAGGTCATCCACCTTGCGTGCGAGCAGGACTCCCTGTTCAATCTCACGCTTTTTCTCGGCGGCTTTCTTCTGCTGTATCTCATTCTTGCCGAGGAGTTTCATTACGCTACGACAGTTCCGTTACCTACAAGCGAGTCTTTCGGCTTCAGGACCTGTGTGTGTGGCTGACCATCCTCGTCACGAGTGAATACCTTTTCCTGTTCAGCGGGATTTGCCACGATGCGTACCTTCGCCTGAGCGATGGGAAGCGGCTTGAGGCAAGCCTGGATGAACGGTTCAAGGTCAGAGTCGGTGTAAAGAGCTGGCTTCTCGCCGCGTTCCTTTGCGTTCATGTAACCGAACTTAGGGGTCTTGTAGAACTCTCGCTCTGCAAGCTCGCGTGCGAACTTCTTGCGGATGCTCTGCACGCCTGCTGGGGTCTCGTCAGGGATAATCATCGGTGAAGTCTTCTGGGCTGCGAAGGTGTACTCCTTGCCATTCCACTTACCGATGAAGTCCTCGTCAGTTGCGTTCGTGAAGCGGAATACGCCGTCGAACTCTTCTGGTGTGACCTCTTCAGGCTGCTGAATCGCACTCGCTACTACTGGGTTATCAATTTCCATGATGTGGAGCTTTTTCAAGCATTAGGGTCGCCTTCTCAGGCAGGGTAATTTCGGGTTTGCTAGCATCCCCGCCACCGCCGCCCGTATAGAGCGGCAGGTGCTGAGAAACTAAAGGTCGATGTAGACCATGCGGTACTCGGTATCCACACCCGTCTGGAGGGCGCGTCCAACGAATCCCTGCGCGATAACACCGTTCTCCACTCCTCCGGCAGTCGCGTTAGAAGGCGAGATTGCCGAACCGACAGTAAGAGCAGCGTCCGCGTTGAGGCAGGAGACAGGTCCCTTCGTCTGGATGAATCCGAAGACGTTGGTTGTGCCTGCGACAGCAGGAATCGCGCTCGAAGCGCCGATAGCGTAGAGGGTCACACCAATCGGAGTGTTCGTTGGGGTAGTCGGGTTGATGACTACACCATCGTACAGATTGGGGAGAAGGCACACCTCAGATGCAGCAGTGATAGCTGTAACTGGAGTGTCCTCAAGAGTGATGGCGATAGAAGCGTTGCCTGCTGCTGCTGGGTTAGCAGAGATGACAAGCGTCTGGCCCTCACCGTTGTTGTCGTTCACCACGAGGTATCCACCTGCGTACTGGTTCACAGTAGCTGCGGTGTTACCAAGCGTTGCAGTGACAACGGTCTGGCCGTACTGGTTCGTTGTTACGGCAGTAACGTCGAGGTTCTGGTGGTTCGCAACGACCGCAGGGGCCTGTACGAGAACACCAGCGGCAAGGGCGGTCGCTCCGTTCTTCACGATGACAAACTCACGTCCGTCAGCGGACTCGAAACGCTCACCTACCAGCGAAGAGCTGGAAGAGAACGGTGCGGTCGTAACGATTTCGGAGACTGTCGTGAAGAGGCTGAACGGTGCGCCCTGGCCCTTCTGAGTAAGTCGAGACATATCAGTTTAGGTGATTGGTAATTAAGCTCCGGTTGGTCCAGTAGGGCCGGTTGGTCCGGTAGCTCCGGTGGCACCCGTAGGTCCCGTTGGTCCGGTAGGACCCGTGTACCCAGAGAAGTTGCTAGATGGAATCTGAGCGCCTGCCATGAGTGCGGGGTCGTAGTTCTTTGCATTAAGAGCCATAAGCGTTATGCGTTAGAGCTATTAAGCAATTCCAGTGATGCCGGTGAGAACACCGTTACGCCACGGGTTCGTGCAGATGAGCTGACCGCCCATAATCATGAATCCGTTGATGGCACCCTGGTTGTACGCCTTAATCCATCCGGTCCAAGTGAACGCTGATGGAGCGTACTGAGATGCCTCGTATACGTTGCCCTCGATGTCCTTAGCGCGAGGAGACACCGCCTTACCCTCCCACCACTTCAGTCCATAGAACTTGAGGTAGTCGGTGTTAAGGAGGTAGAAGTTCCCCGTAGTAACCTTGCGGTCCTTCATGACCTCAAGACCGTCCCACACCATCGAGCGGTAACCTGCCATCGAACCGTTTGCCTTGTTAGGCGCGAAGTCGGTGTAGTTGTTGCGCTGGAACGGAGTAAGGAGCTGCTCGAAGTACGCCCAAGTGGTGTAGTCCGTAAGAGCAGTGTTCGGGAATACAGGTCCGTCAGAGATGCTGTTAGCAAGCTGGCGAACCTTGAGAAGCGAGATGGTGCCTGAAGAGGCAGTCACCGTCGCGTTCAGTCCAGAGTAGGTAGCTCGTGAGAGACCACCGTAGCTGGAAAGAGTTGAACCGTTGTCCACGATTCCAGCGAGACCCATAGGAGCCTTACCACCGTATGCGGAGCCGTCCTGCTGGAAGAAGTTACCGATGTCATCGGCACCGTCCTGAGCGCGGGACTCCATCATTACGGTCATGAGGTTGAGAGTCTGAAGCTGAGTCGAGTTCACGGAGAGGTCGGAACCTGCGAGCGCGACGTTCGTAGCCACGAAAGTGGGGTAGAAGGTCATGTTCACAGAGACCGGCTGCTGGTTGATAGGGAGGAGGTCGAAGCCGTTGAAAGCGACGGACGCAACACCCTTCTGGTACTTGATTGGGAACAGCATCTGGGAGCCGTCCCACTTCTTCGTGTTGGAAAGTACCCGTCCGAAGAAGAAGTTGTCACGGAGAACCTGGTCCACCCAGCTCGGTGCGAGGTACTGGTTGGTGGTTGTCGTGATGTTTACTGTTGGAGGCATAGCCTAGTAAGTAATTGGTAATGGTTGTAATTAGCCGATGCCGAAATCTGTTTTCCATCCGTCGAAGCCTGCGGTTGGTGTCTTAGGCGCTGCCTGAGACCCACCACCTGCCTGCTGCATGGAACGCGCTGCGATTTCTTTAGCGCGACTCGCCGGTGCAGCTTTCGCTGCTGCCGCCTGCTTTGCCGAGAACAGCTCCCAGGTCTGGTTGAAATCCGCGTAAGCGGTAACCCGACCCTGTGCGTCCTTCGGTGAGAGCTTCTCTACGAGTTCGAGGAAGTCGCGGCGTGTTTTTGCGGCCTTTGGAGCGTTCGATGTCAGGTCGATGTCGTACTCATCTTCGATGCCTTCCAGCTCCGATGTGATGAGATTCTCGAACTGAGCCTTCTCACTCTCCTCTGCCTCACGCTGGGCCTTCATGCGCTCGAATGCGCGTTCCTCGGCTTTCGTTGCGTAGTCCGTAAGGAGGTCCTGGTGAATCTGTGCTGCCTCTACGTTCTCGGCTCCGTACATACGGACGAGACGAGGGTCGAGCGACGGGTCTGCCTGGCGACTCCCTCCTGACTCTGCAAGTGCCTTGGCACGAGCTTCTGCTGCGATGCGGCCTTCTCGCTCCTTCTCAAGCTGCGCTTCGAGACGGCGGTGACGGCGATTCTTGCGAGGTTCGTCGCCTTCTCCAGGCTCGTCTCCCTCTGGTTTTTCAATCCCTTCTTCAGGGCCTGTGGCTCCTACAACTGGTGCTTCCAGCGCGAACACATCGGCTGGCTGTTCGTTTTCCTGGGGCAGGTTGTTGAAGAACTTTTCTACTTCTGTTGGAGGCATAGTTTGCGGCTATTTCTAGCATTAGTTTTGGTTGATTCAGGCTTGTTCTGCCGGACTGCCTTACAAACGGCTTCGCACTTACGCTGCTACTTCTTCAGCAGGTGTCTCCTCTACGGGAGCCTCCTCTGCTGGAGTTTCGACGATGACTTCTGGTTCCATAGGTCTGTGATTAGGCTGGTAGAGGCACCTGACTGAGCGACGAATCCGCTGGTGCGACGGATAGGTTCGGGCCTGGCTCCGTTATTTCTTCGGGAGCAGGTCCACCGCCAGGAGGCGCGAGTCCTCCTACTGCGGCCTGCGCCTGCATCTGCATCATCGCTAGTTTCTGAGAAAGCTCTGGGAAATTGAGCTGCATGTATGCCATTGGGTCGGTCTTCCAAAGCACGACGTTCTCTGCGGTTCCCTGTGGGTCTGGGAAATCGAGGATGGTGAAGAGGGTCTTCGGGTCGAGTGCTTCCTTGTCCCAGAGCGCCATGGCCTGGTTCATCTCGGTAATCTCGTCCTTCGGCTTCATCGAGTCAGCAGAGACGGAGACAACGATGCGACGGTCAAGGTCCTGAGACTTGAGGGTGATGTATTCGACTGCCTTGGCCTGACCCATGATTGCGGCGAAGTGCGGCACGTCGTAGTACACGGCGTAGAGCTGCACCCAGTAGTTGAAGACAGCATCTGCAACCTGCTCAAGCGCGTCTCCGATTCCTCCACCAATGCGTGTAGTGTCAAATGACTGGTTGAGAATCATGCCGCGTGCGGTCGTATCCTCGTTTCCTGGGGTGCTGCTAATTCCTTCAGTGCCGAAGATAGAGCGGAGGTCGGTCTTGCTGTTCTCAAGCTCTGCGAAGAAGGCGCTGTCTACGGACGGTGCCTGGAGACGTGCGATAGCCTCAGAGATTGGCTTACCAGCAGGTACGAGAACCGGATGACCCTTGGCGAGCGCAGTAGCGGCCTGCTTCGCGGTCTCCTGGTTGAAGTTGTCCTGGCTGAAGACATCGGAGTTATTGGCGCGTGAGAGGTTGTAATCAATCTGCTCGGTGCGGCGTGAGATGCGGCGCTGGTTCGGGATGTTCTGCTCGATGAGGCCGGTGACATCGTGTGGCTGCTCTCCGAGTGAGAAGACCGAGAGGAACGTGTACGGCATCTTCGGGTATGCGAAGTGGTTGAAGTTCTGGTGTGGGGTCTCCACAATCTCCCCGTACTCGTCAGCCTCAGTGAGGGTCTGCTCGTAGTTCCAGTGCGGGTTCTTGTTCTTCTCAAGCACCTTGTTCTTGAAGGTGTAGAAGCAGAAGTCGTTGGTCCACCATTCGGTGTAGGTGACGCGGGTGCCGAGCTTGCCGTCCACCATAATCGTGATGTAGTCCGAATGCTTCGGGAACATCTCAATGAGCTTGGAGGCGGTGCAGGTCTTACGCTCTCCGAGGTACTCGCCATCGTAATCGCCGTAGCAGTCGATGGATGCTTCTGGGTCGAAGATGAACTTGGTAGGGTCCACGACCTCGGTCTTGATGTCGCCCACCTTGTCATCCCATCCGTGCTTGAGTGCGCCGATGAAGTAGATGGACCAGTGGCGAGTGAGGCGTGTGAGCTTGCGACGAAGTACGAGCGTATCGGCGTGGTATTGGAGCATCGTCTTCACCTGCTTGGCAATCTCAGTGCCTTCAGGAGTGTCGTCGCTCCATACGACCGGCTCAGGGTTCTTGGAAAGTGCAGCGGGGAGGAAGGTCTCCTCAGCCTCGAAGAGAAGGTTCGCTGAGATAGCAGGAACGTCACCCACCGTGGTTGGGGTGGATTCTTTCTGACGGCCTAGATAGTAGGTTTTCTGGGCCTCCTGGCGCAGTTTGATGGGTGCCTCATACGGTGCGTACTTCAGCTCCCACATCTTGGAGAGCCGAATCAGCTCTTCCTCGTCGAGTTCAAGTGTCAGTTCGTCAATCTGGTCGCCGTCGATGCCCTCCTGCTCGGTAATGGCAGAGTCTCCCGTCTTATTCATACGAGAGCCAACGAGCTGGCGCACACCTTCGATATTCTGAGCAATAGGGTCTGGCATGTGTTGTAGGTAAAAAAGAATAGAGACATCCCCTTTCGGGAATGCCTCCATTCGAGTGGTGCGGCAGAGTGGCGAACGACGACTTTTCAGCCGTTCTTCACATTATGCGTGCTACGCGCCCATTCAACAATGAGTGTCAAGCAAACGTATGGGGATAACCTATCGCTTAGGTTCCGCGAGTGAAAATGGCTTCGCGTTCTTCAGGGCAGCGCCTAGAGCCTTCGCGCCTTCCTTGATGGTAGTGCGACGGCCGTAGTAGGTGTTCTTCTTCGCCTCGTGTGCAGCACGAATGTCTGCACCGAACTTCTGGAGCTTCACCTCTGCGCCCTTCTTCACGTCGAGTGCCTTTTTGAGTGCATTCATGAGTGCATTATGCACCAGGTCGGTACACCTGGTTCTTTATGACTGTGGATATGCCACCCATGCTATCGAAATTGACCGTGATGGAGCCGTTGCGGATGTCGAACACATCGAGCGAGTCGAGCATCTGCATGAAGGCGTAGCGCTTCTGGAACTCAATGAAGAGCGCTGCCTCCTCCTTCGTGAGTGCTACCATCGTCGGCTTGGATTTGAGTGTGGTCATGCTGCTGATGTGAATACCTCTGCCTTCTCAATCTCATCGAAGACGCTGCTGCCTCCCACAATGACTGCCTCAGTCTCCTGGAACTTGTCGAGACCGGCACGCAGCAGCACGGATGCCTTGATAAATGCCTGGGGACCAGATGACTCCCAGGTGCTTGTTTTCTCCCCTACGGCGTTCTCCTCCCACACGCGGTACATATTCATCCACTCGTCCACAAAGTCCTTCCAGTCGGTCACAGAGCCGTTCAGGACGAAGCGTGTGTCGCGCATCTCATCCACGATGGTCTGCACTGAAGCGTTCCAGCCAATCTGCACGTCGCCGTACTTGTCTCCCTCACCCCAGCGCACGACTTCCTGACTCTTCGGGTCATGCGTCATGTATGCGATGTAGACGTGTCCTGCGTTCTTCGCCTGAAGGAGCTTGGGGCCGATGAGGTCACCCACTGAGTCGCACACCACGAAGCAGCTCTTCCAACGAGTCATGAGCGATGCGATTTCCCCATACGGGTCATTGACATCAGCGATGCGGTTGAAGAAGGCACCGTTCTTGTTGCCTACGACGTAGCGCACAGGGAGTGCGGTGGAGACACCGATGATGACCGTGCCTGTCTGGTCGTTCACTAGGTCGGAGATGTTCTGCTCAATCTCGTTACGGGTGAGGCGGTCACCAATGCCAGTGGTAGGCGGTGCAGCAAGCTGAGACTGATACGCCACGGAGTCGAGACAGTCGTCATACGTTCCCTTGGGGAAGCGCAGGTATTCCTCCTCCAGGTCAGCGCACTGGTTCTCGATGTGATAGACCTTGCCGTTCTCATAGCGAGGGACGAGACCACGGATGCGTGTCTCCTTCATCGTCTGATTGTGCTTGAGCGGGACCACGTTCGGGTAGATGCCACGCCTGTCCATCTCCACCTTGAGGAAGGGTTCAACAGCCTGAAGGTAGATGCCTGCCTCGATGCCGATAGCTTCCATGCCCTCTCCATGCAGCTCGAAGATGAGGTCGATGATGCCCTTGGAGTTGATGCGATAGCGCTTCGAGATGAGGTTCCACTCGTTGGCCTCGTTCACGAAGTTGCGCGTCACGCCTGTGTAGTCTGAGGTCTTCTTATTGCTGCCTGCGGGGTCGATGGTGGCGAACTTGCGGGTGACCATGAGGTCCACATCACGCTGAGAGCGATAGCGCAGCCAGTCACGCTTCAGCTCTTGATTCTCTTCGTCGATAGGATTCTGCTGGTAGAGCGCGGACCACTCGTATCCTCCGAGCGCTGCCTTGGTGCGGTGCAGCTTGGCGAGGTTGAACTTGTGCGGCCAGAGCGCTTCACCTGCCTTACGGTTCGGCTCATCCTCTTCAGCGATAGCCTTGAACTCCATCACCTCCCAGTGGTCGATGCCTTCTTCACCCATGGCGAGCTGGTCAATCTCTTCCTTCAGCACACGTCCTGCGAGGTCGTCGTCGTGCCATCGAGTGAGGATGAGGATGATAGCGGTGTTCCCTTCCTGGCGAGTATAAAAAGTCGAACGATACCAGCGATGCACGCTCTCACGAATCACCTCTGAGTCAGCCTCCTCGCGGTTCTTGAACGGGTCGTCGATAATGCCAATCTTGAAGCCCTTACCCGTGATGGTTCCTCCAACACCCACTGCTGTGTAGCCTCCTCCGCTCTCGGTCTGCCAGTTCGCCTTAGCCTTGGTGTCCGCACGCATTCGCGTATCGAAGATGGCAGCGTAGTTCTCCGAGTCCATCAGGTCACGAGTTCCCTGTCCGAATGCAGTGGCGAGGTCCTGCGAATAGGACGCGACGATGAACGGCCACTCTGGGTGCTTGCCGAGTACCCATGACGGGAACTTCTGCGTAGCGGTGTCGCTCTTCCCGTGACGTGGCGGCATGAAGATAGCCAGGCGCACATCCTCACCCTGCTCTACACGCTTCACCGCCTCTTCGAGCTTGAGCGCAATCTGCATGTGGAACCACTCCAGGCGATACCTGGGGTCGATGGTGACGCAGTATTCGGGGAATCCCCTACGCGCCGCCTCCGCTGCCAGAGCTTCGCGCGTGGGCTGCTGCGATGAGTTGAGTGAACTGGTTGTCATCAATGTTTACCTTTTCGCCCTTGCTTGTAACGTCCACCTTCTCTGTCGCGTAACGTCCTTTCAGCTTGTATGCCATGTCGAGGGCATCCTTGCGTGCCTTCGAGTCAGCGGCCCAGTAGTAAACGTGCCGAGCCGTCTGACCATGCACGATGCGCTGCACCACACAGCTCACCGTCTTCAGCAGGTCGGTAATCTCTTCATCGGTCAGCGTGGTGCGTGCGAGTTCCTGCTGCGCCTCCATCACCGTCTTGATTTCAGGAGGGAGAGCTTCGAGTACATCACGCTCCTTGTCCGTCTTAGGACCGAGGGGAAATGTCATGTGTTCAACCTTGGTGGCGTTGAGCAGTTCCCGATGCTTCTCCTGTAGCTCTGCATCACTCAGGAACTCTGCCATCAGCTCATCCCACCCCTTGCTCTGAGTGAGTTTCTGAGGCGTGTGAGCGGTGTTTGGAGAGTACCCAGCCTCTATCATGGCCTGTGAGACGTTCCCACCATTTTCCACCACCTTCTTAGCTGCTGTCGTTTGCTTTACGGTTGCCATATACCCTGTCAGTATCGCACAGTTGTCAAGGGTTTATCTAGCTATTCTGGGGATAGTGGGCCGTCCTTGGCCCATAGGGGCATCGGATACTTGGAATCCTTGCACGCTTCGTCGCATGGAGTAGATGCAACGAACCCTGTGCTGAAGCATGGGTGGTAGTTACTCTCCTCCTCATAGTCCTTGTGGCAAGTGAAGCAGTGACCTCCAGGTAGGGTCTGCATGTAGTTCGCATTACTCATGGGATTCGATGACGGTCACTACCTTGGGTGTGTACTCCACGATTCGATACGGCTTCCCTTTGAGACTCTCTGCACGCTTCTCTGCTGACTCACGCTCTGCGTAGTACCCCTCCACGCAGTCCTGGCTGTTCACTATGGAGTAGATGGGGTCAGTGACTGGATTCATGACGGCTCTGAGATGATGGCGATACGACTCCCTGACTTCAGTAGGCGAATGGTGCCTGTCACTGGGTCCACGAGTGTGACTGCATGAGGCTTGCGGCTCAGGTCAGGATTGTAGTCCTTCCCGCCTCCCTGTTCCTCGAAGAAGCACTGGTCTGTGAGCAGGAACTCCTTGGGCTTGGTCTTCATACGCCTTCGGGCAGCTTAGGCCCACGCACCTCACCCACGAAGCAATCGAGCAGCTCGCCTTTCTTACGGTAGTACCTAACCACCTGACCTGTCGCACGAGGGGTGACGAGGTGTGGTCCCTCCATGTAGGCATGACCTGACGCATAGACGGGCATTGGAATCTCCAGCATGTTCTCAGGCACATCGAAATCCCCGATATGAACGAGGTGATTCATTGGCACGACTCGCTGGTAGAAGGGGTAAAGCATTACCAAGCGTGGCTAGATGCGTTCCATGGCTTGGTCCCAGAGTCTTCGTAGATGATACGAGCGCAGCGGATGTTGTCCCGCGCATCGGTGCGGCTTCCTGTGCAGTGAGCGCCTTCCCATGTTCCGATGAGGATTTGGAAGATGCCGGTTGCTGTGGAGCCACAGTTCTTGGCGGTAGGGTCGAACTTCGACTCTGCATCTGCGATGTCAATCATCACTGGAGCGTCAGCTCCGAACTCTGCGACGACCATGGCACGGTACTGCGAGTAATCTCCAGGCTTGATGCCACACGCTACATGCGTAGCAGGGGTGATGGGCTTGGGCTTCTCCTCTGCCCTGGCAACCGCTACGAGAGCGATACCTGACGGGTCTGAGGGGTGTACGGGGGGTGTAACGTCCTGCGGTTTTTCAATGGCCTGCACTATGAGAGGCCAGAGAGCAAAAACAGTCGTTACGATGATGAGTAGCGCGATGGCTACCGTCTTTCGTGTGAGTGCTATAAGCGTTCACGCACGTCGTTCCGAGAGTCTCACGGGCCTGGTGTCCCGATGCCGTTCTGTTATTTGCCTGCGTATGCTGTGGCTCCCTCGGTCTGTGTCTCACCCTTGTTGGCGAAATAAAACGAGAAGGCCATAGCTGCGAGCATCATGAAGTCCTTTGGGTCCACCTTGCCGGTCCAGGTCAGAAAGACAACTGCGACCGCCATGAGGATAAATACTATTTTACTAGCTGATTTGAGGATGGTCATAGGCGTGTGTGGATAAGTTTAGGAGCCATTCACGCGCTTGCGAGTGATGGGACCGAAGTAGCCGACGTTCGGTTTGATGCCGTACACCGTCTGGTAACGAATGAGTGCGCTACGGGTGGCGCTGCCGAAGTAACGAGTCTCGAATCCTGGTGAACCTGGCTTCCCTGCTGCTGCCAGAGGGAACCCGTTGCGATTCAGATACTTCTGAAGCTCCTCCACGTCGATGTCGGTCATGCCGTACTCCAGGTCCTTGGTGAACTTGAAGACTGGCACCACCACATCCGCGTCATCCTTATCGACCGCCGTGCCTGCGCCGTTGATGAACGGGAGGTAGTCACGACCAAAGTAGCCGTGACCGTCACGACCCCATTCATCAGACCAGGAGTTGGCGAAGTAGATGTTCTCCTTGTCGTAGGAGTGCGCGACGACGAAGTGACCGCTGGTGATATCAGTGAGGGGACGCAGTGGCATGAGGTCCTTCTCCTTCCAGGAGTTGCGACCCTTCTTGTCAGTCCACCACGATGGACCGATACGCATGAGGAGGATGACCGCCTTCTTGTTGTAGATGGCACTCTTCAGACTCTCGAAGGTGATGTCATCGAGGAAGGCATAGTTCTCGATACCGAATGGGAACGCATGTTCACGCATCTGCTTCGTGATGACGTTCTTGTTGGCGTACTCCTTGAGCGAGAGAGTTGCGTCGTTACCCAGCTCATCGAACGGGAGAGCGCCGGTGTTCTTGAGGCTCTTGAAGATGGAGCGCATGTCGGTGCCATCATCGAGCGCGTACCCGTCGAAGGTCTTGATGTCTACCCAGTTGAAACGAGGGCTGTACTTGCGCTGCTCAGGTGACTCGAACCCATCGAGGATTGCTTTGGCGTGCGCTCCTGAGTGAGGACCGCAAGCTGGCTGCTTTTTCTGGTAGTGGATGTACGCATTCCACGCCTGAGCGTTGGTGTAGGTGTCAGGATACTCAGCCGCAGCGCCCATCAGAACGCGGTCACGCGGGTCGGCTGGCATCTCAATCGCACCAGTGTTCTCAAAGCCGTGAGGTTCAATCATATAGCCATTATAGCGCGTATCTAGGCTGTCAATCCGTTATCCCCAGGTCCCTATGTACATAGTGCTTGACATAATTATGTACAATGTATAGGATACAACTATACCCGATGGGGTTTACCAGTTAGCAACTGATTATGATTAGCAAGGAACGGTTAGAGAAGGTTCTCGACGAAGCATGGTTCGCAGGCTCGAAGGCAACTGATGGGATGGTAGACGGTTACCCGTGTGGAGGTGCCTACCTGACCGCAGGTGGCAACAGTGAGATTGTGCGTGCGTTCAAGAAGTACGGCAGTAAGCACAGCGACTACCTCATACTCAATGTGATTGAGGAGAAGCCTCTCAGCGGAGACCGTTGGTCAGTTCGCAAGAGCTATCCGACCGGCTACGTCATCAACGACCCTGTGCGTCGCGGTCACGGATTCCAGAACATGTACATGGCGATTGCAGAAGTGGAGGCGATGGTCAAAGTATTTAAGAGCAACGGTTTGGAGGTCAGTTATCGGTCTTACATCGACTAGGCTCATGGCTGACTCGCGCAAGGAGATTAAGAAAATAGTCAGCGAGTTGCAGAGGCAAGGATGGAGGACGCGCTTAGGTAAGCACATCGTCCTCTACCCACCGGACAAGACGATAGCTCCAGTCACCATCGCGTATACGCCGACCGATGGACGCTGGTATCTGACAATGGTCACGAAATTACGAAGAGCAGGCGCTAACATTTAAACCATGGGAGAGATAGCAGACGCGATGATTTCAGGTGAGATGTGCGAAGGGTGCGGTGAATGGTTGTGCGAGGAGTGTGCAGACATGGGGATACCGATGTACTGCTCCGAGGAGTGCGCCGACAACCGAGGCGCATCACATGAACAGGTTTGTAACCACGATGAAGATTAATATGGCAACTCTCAAAGAAGCACTGGCAGACATCGGCAAGAAGGGTCGCATCTTCATTCCGCGAACCGAGATTCAGGTCGATGTCGAGATACTCGATTACAAGGAGACTTGGGGAACCCCACGCTGGCTCGTGAAGCCTGTATCAGGCAAGGGAGAAGCATGGGTCCAGTCTGTAGAGATATTGGAACAATAACTATGAAAAAGCTCATCATCATTCTCGCTCTCGCGGTCCTTCTGGTCCCGTCAGCGACGTTCGCAAAGGAGAAGACTGTGAAGCTCAGCACCCGTGAACAGATTGCGGTCCTGGTAGAGCAGATTCGCATTCTCCAGGAACGCGTGTACGTTCTGGAGCTGCGTGAGGGTATCGCAACCACCACGCCGAAGACCATCAAGAGCAAGAAGCAAAAGGCTATCGACCCCGCACGTCCATCGTGTACCTACGAGGTCGGGTCTGCTCGCTCTGGTTACCGACTGTCAGCTCAGTGTGGCGGCTAATCCTATGCGACTCTACGACATTCCACGCGACTCGAAGATTAAGCTCTCTATCGGAGGCGAAGGACGCGAGCAGCGTGACGAGATATGTACCTTCAAGCACATCGACGGGATGTATTCACTCATTATCACCGAGGGTGGTCATCCTGTGCATCTCGGCGCAAGCACACCAGTGAAGCTGGTAGACGACCACTACGAAATAGATTCATAAAAACTTCAGACAAAAGGGACTATAGTCCCACGCATGTCGCCTGGTGCGGCTCAAGCGTTCCTAGCAGCAACGTAAATAAGCTGCTGAACCTGGGGATGGGTTTCCTAGGACCTCCTCGGCAGAATGAAGAGCGTCTGGCTTCGGCTAGGCGCTCTTCATTACAGGGCCGCTTCGTACTGGTCCTTGAGACGCTTGAGGGGAGGGTAGTAGGGGTCCGTGAAGTTGGTATCACGCCATCGTTTGTACTCCTCAGAGTCCAGAACGGCCTCGTTCACCCCATTCTCCCGCATCCAATCCGTGATTGCCTCTACAAGGGCGCTGAAGCGCTGCTTGGACAGCTCAGTGGTACTCGGAGCCACTTTGACCGTGTTCCCCTCCATATCGGTCAATTCTCGCACTCCAGGAGCGAACTCTAGCTTGAGTACCTCCCGTGCATCCTTAAAATCCTTCCACCCTGACTTCGGGTGCATGTAGTAAAAAGCGGGGACCAGGCATCCCTCAAAATACTTCCGCATCTCGTCGGTTGGCTTCCTCATGATGTCGAGCTTGACCTCATGGCCGTCCGCGAGCTTCATGAATCGCTGCTTCGCCAGTGGCGACCCAAATCTGAACTCCCCTCCTGTTACGAATGCTCGTGTCATAGCTCTATACTCGGTAAAAGTGAATGTGGAATCGGTTAGGGACCGTCTGACTCTCCTTGGCCTTCTTCAGCCACTCCCAGGTCCAGTACCGCGTGATGAGACTCTTGAAACTCATGACCCCGTGCTTGTGGAATGCGGTGTGCCACGGACGCTCAGGAGTGTTGTACTTGCAGTTCTCGATAACGAGCCAGTTCTTATCCTCATACACGATTTTGTTGTTCGTGCGGAGGTACACCAGGAAGTCGTCCGTGGTCTGGTCAGGCGCGTTTGCGAGTAGGGTTTCGTAGCTCATTTCATTTTGACTATGATGTTCTTGTCTGCGAGCGTGCAGGTGTGAATGTCATCGAAGGCAATATCGACCGGACCATCGGTCTCGTAGTCGTAGGCTCCAAGCTCCTGGAATGCGTGCGGTGTTCCGACCGGCTTCCCGTATGCGCGGTGAACATACTTGTCGAATCCATAGGTGCGGCAAATCTGCTCTGCGTAGTCACGGCCTCCACCGGACCATACGATGACCTTGGTGTTCTTCTGCTTCGCAAGGAGCTGCATGAGCAGCACTGCGTCAATGTTCACTCCACACTTTGGGCGCAGGTGTACCGGCGAATCTGGTGGAATCCCCTCGTTGTTGAGGAGCGTCCCGTCGATGTCAAAAGCGATTACGATTTCTTTCATACAGGTTCTTCACACACGTTGCAGACGTAACCGTCATGCTTGAACGACCATCCGAATCGGTACACCTTACGCGCACCGCAGCATACGGTCAGCACTCCCGCGTAGATGAGAAGGTTCGTGATGAGGGTAATCATACGGGGTAGGCGATATTCTCTTCGGGTCGGTGAGTCACGCGCATCTTGTCAGCGACCATGCTTGCAGCGCCGCGACCCTTCTTCGGCACAAGGTCAGCGGGGTACTCGGAGGTGGGGCAGCGAGACGACTTCGGATTGTTCTTGAACCACTCGACACGGATGTCGTATGCACGCTTCGCGTCCTCTGCGGGGATGTCGCACTTAATCTGATTCAGACGGCGCGTGCAGTACGCGACCTCGAAGAACACGCACGTCTTCGCCTTCTGCTCTGGCGGGAGAGCCAGGAACAACTGCTCCTTGCGACGAATCTCTGCCTCCTCGCGCTTGCGGTCTTCCGCGTTACGGTCCACCTCATCCTTTTTCGAGGAGAGTTCAATCTCAACGATGCGACCGTACTCACCCGCCCACTCACCGAGGTCGATGAGTTCGTTCGGGAGAGCCTTCTCGACACGGCCTTCCACGC